TATGGTGGTCCAAGGGACTCCTCCGCTGCGGCCGTGATGTCAGCGGGTAGCATACCTGGCTTCCACCCAGGGTGTGCGGGTTCGAACCCCGCCGGTCGCTCCAACGGGCTCTTAGGCCAACTGGCAGAGCTACTGGTCTCAGACACCAGGGGTCCGGGTTCGAATCCCGGAGAGCCCACGATACGTGCAAGGGAGCCCACGCTCCACGGAGAGGAAGCTCGGGACACCAAAGGGCTACGTGGGAGGCGCGAGCCGCACCACGATACGGTGCAACCGCAGACAGCCGCGTTGACCCTAGGGAGCCCGGCGAGCGGCGGGTAGCGGGCCAACAGTCAGATGTGGGCACAGAACAGAATCCCGGCTACACCTGCACGTACCCCGCGGTTTCACCGCCGCGGTGAAACAAGCACCCCTGGTGAAACGGCATCATGCCTGTCTTACACACAGTGGTTGGGGGTTCAAGTCCCTCGGGGTGTACGAGAACCGTCTTGGTAACGACCCTGCCTGCTGGCATGGTGACCCCCCACCCGGGGTCGACGGTTCTGCCGCCGTACGCATCCGGTTGAGGCGACCTGGTTGTCAACCAGGCGAGGCCAGTTCGACTCTGGTCGGTGGCGCAATCGTCAGAGTAGGAAAAACGGGCCCGGCGTATGTGGGACGGGTATACGTGGCTACGAACCACGGGGGCGAGGTTCAACTCCTCGCGGGCCCACTCAAGACACGGTGGCTGAGAAGCGAAGCGCCCGGTTGCAACCCGGGTCACGCCGGTGCGAATCCGGCCCGTGCCTCCAGGACCTCAGGTGTTAGGGCAGCACCCCCGGCTCTTACCCGGTGAGGTTAGGGTTCGAATCCCTAGGGGTCCACGCGACGCAGGCTGGCATCCTGCGTGTCCATCGAGCATCGTGGGCGAATCAAACACTGCTGCGCCGGTGTCGTGTCGTAGACGGTTCTGCAACGCGTCTGATAAGCGCGGGTACGTGGTTCGACTCCACGGGCACCGACTTGAGTAGCGAGCACCAACATGGTTTCCTGGTAGACTGGCGTAACGGCATCGCAACCGGTTGCTAGCCGGTCCGTCCGCAAGGGCGTCGAGGTTCGAATCCTCGGTCTACCGCGCTGGGTCCCGTTTCGGGATAGGGGGACGCCCTAAGACCACTCCTGGAGAGTGACGCCCTGCTCCACCTGGAAGGTCGCGCTGCGTGGGCGGCGACCGGTCTAGAAAACCGGGCCGTGGGCGACCACGAGGGTTCGACTCCTTGGCCTTCCGCCACCCCTGCAAGTCGGAACGAGACGGGCGTCCTAAGCCCAGCTCACGCGGTTCGACTCCGCGGCGGGGGTCCATGCCGTTGCTGAGGCTGGGACCTCGACCTGGCTGTAAACCAGGCGTCGTGTACTAGGCAGGTTCGATTCCTGACGGCGGCACCGTAAGCGGTACTATCTTGCCGGTTAGCGGGCCTAAGCGGCAAGATGTTCCCTGTTACGCTTCTGAAGCTGAACCGGGGCAAGCGCGCGGTTGAAGCCCGCGAGACGTTGGTTCGACTCCAACCGGAGGCACGAGATGGCGAAGACGTACAAGTTCCCCGAACTGAACGCGGCACTTCCACAGAGCCAGGTGGAGGTGCTCAAGGACATCCGTGAGCTGCTGTACATCCTGTGCACAGCCGGAGGTGACGCCGGCGCCGAGAGCAACCGTATCTCCTCCACTGCGCGGCTCACCTTCTTCGAAGAGGACCGGATGGAGGAGCTGGAGGTGTAATGAAGTCCGTAACGCGAGGGGCGTCACGGGCTCAGAAGACTGCACATGTCCGTGCCTGGTGGCGCGGTGAACTGGACCAGCCGATGTTCGGCGGGGTCCGCGCTTCTCGGAAGCGCAAGCGCCCGTGCGGATGCGACATGTGTCGCGCCGGCCGGCAGAAGCGCAAGGAGCCCATCGAGTGAAGGTCATCGTAACGAACGAGTTCTGGAGCGCCGGCGAGGACCTCGCGGCGTTCGAAGCACTGCCCGAGTGCCCCGGCTGTGGGGCTGACCGCCCCATTGACCCTGACGAGGCCGAGGAGCGTTGGACCTGCCGCCACTGCGGTGGGTCCTTCGTCTATCAGTGCCCGGACTGCGCCGGCAAGCGCGGTCACCACAGCGACCCGAGCTGCCCGGCCCTGCGCGCCCGCTGCGCGGAGCGCGGCGTCGAGGTCAAGCGGTACGGCGCGCAGAAGGAGTTCGTGAACAACGACTCCAAGGCCAGCGCGTACATCGGTGGCCTGGGCTCCGGCAAGACCTTCTCGGGCATCGTGCGCGGCCTGAAGTTCAGCCAGCAGCCGATGCCGAAGGGCGAGTTCCACGGCCCCCGCGGCTGCATCGCGGCCATCAACTTCCCGGTCCTGGAGGACGTCGTCCTGCCTCAGTTCTTCGAGGTCATGGACGAGAGCGGCCTCTGGAAGACGGGCAAGCAGGAGACGAGCTGGGTCTCTTCGAAGAAGAAGGCCCGCCTGGTCGCCAACTGCGGCTGCTCCAACCGGCAGACCTGCAAGCACGAGGCCACCATCCTGTTCCGCTCCTTGGACCGCCCCAACTGGATGCGCGGTCTGGAGCTGACCTGGTACTTCATCGACGAGGGCCGGCACATCACGGGCCACGCGTGGGGCGTCCTGTGGGGCCGCCTCCGCCAGCGCGGCTACCAGAAGGCCGGCTGGGTGTGCTCGACCCCGAACGGCTACGACTGGATGTGGCAGAAGTTCCACCCGGACAGCGACACGCGCACGCGCGGCGCCGTCTGGTACGGAGCCTCGACGTACGAGAACGCCGACCACCTGCCCAACGAGTACATCGACGAGCTGTTCAAGGAGTACGAGGGCGCGTACCTGCGGCAGGAGGTCTTCGGCGAGTTCGTCGGCGTGACCGAGGGCGCCGTCTTCCACAACTTCAACGTGAACGAGTGCCGCACCGACGTGCCGTACGACCCATCGCTGGAGCTGGACTCCATGTGGGACTTCGGCATGGGTGACCTGGGCGTGCTGTCCTTCGGTCAGGTCGACTGGACGCGGAAGAAGCTGCCGTCCGGTGACCACGAGTGGGTGCCCGTCGCGAAGCTCATCGGCTCCATCGCTGCGCAGAACTGGACCTCGGAGGAGTGGGCCCTGGCCTACTTCGAGTACTGCAACAAGCGGTTCGGTGGACGACTCCCCGGCCTCAACGCCGGCGACCCCGCGGGGCGCCAGCGCGGCCCGGGCAAGAAGACGTCCATCATCGAGGACCTCTCGCAGCACGGCATCGTCGTATCGACCCCGATGCGGAAGCCGCAGGACCACAGCATCCGCATCCTACTGAACATGATGGAGGGTAACCGTGTCCTGGTCGACCGCACTAATGCGGCCTCTCTCGCGGCTGCGCTCTCGTCACACCACTGGAAGGTCGACGACAACGGCATCAGGCAAGGGACCACCCCGGTCCACGACTGGTCCTCGCACTACGTGGACGGTGTCCGATACTGGGCTGACCTGAGGTTCACCGTAATCCCCAAGCGCGACAAGAAGCCGGAGCAGGAACCGCCCGGCCCGGGCACGATGGGCTACATCGCCGACCGGGTGCTGGGCCGTAACCAGGGGGTCACGGGGTGGCTTGGCGCCCCGGAGCAGAACCCGCTCGATGACTGGGAGCCTGGACTCCTGGTCGAGCGCGATGGGCGCGTCTACGCGTCAGGAGCATAAGGCATGCCAGCTACCTACCGGAAGTACGGCTCGGACGAGCAGAAGGCCAAGGTCTACGGGCACCGTGTGGACCTCGCCGAGAAGGCGATGAAGGAGTGGGTGGACGCCGGCAAGAAGGCGTGGCGTCGCTACGAGGCGGAGGCACAGCTCGCTGCTCGGACCGCCCAGGGCCACAACGTCTCCGGCTCCACCCCTGTCTTCGTCGGCAACATCGACTCACAGTACAGCTCTCTGACCTCAGCAGACATCGACTTCAACGTCGAGCCTGAGTCGGACACCCCGGAGGAGGCCGCGTACGTCGCCGGCGCCGCCCTGTCGCAGGAGTTCTTCGCGACCGGCGCGCCCGACGAGGGGAACGCAGCCATCAAGGATGCCCTGCTCGCGCGCGTGGGCTGGGTGAAGGTCGGGTACGAGTACTACGACGAGGAGCAGGAGGTCGCGCGCCCGGACAACGAGGTCTTCGCCGAGGTGCAGCGCCTGGTCAACGAGGCCAGCGAGGCCGGCGAAGAGGCCCCATCCCCGGCGCAGATTGCCGGCCTGGTGCCGCTGACGAGCCCCGAGACCGTCGTGCTGGCCGACCGCATCGTCGTGGACTACGTGCCGTTCGACCAGGTCCTCTTCGACCCCACCGCGAAGCGTCTGCGCGACGCGCAGTGGGTGGCGCAGAAGCAGTACATGGCGGAGGAGGACGTCAAGGACAGCCCGCTCTTCCGCGAGTACACCTCGCGCAACCGCCAGTCGAAGAAGCTGAAGGACCTCCCGTCGGACACGGCCGTTGGCAAGGAAGTGCTGGGCAAGCAGCAGCCTGACAAGGACGACGAGCGGTTCACGGTCTACACGTACTACGACTTCCGTACGGGCACTGTCTGCGTCTTCGCGAAGGACGCGGACTTCCTGCTCTACGAGGGCGTCAACCCGTTCGCGCTGAACCCGCGGAACGACGACAAGAGCCCGTTCGTGCCCGTCATCCTGCGCCGGACCAACTCGCGTATCCCGGGCATCAGCGAGACGGAGGTTCTGAAGCCGACGCTGGACGAAATCGACATCGCCGAGTCCCGGCTGATGACGTACCTGGAGCGCGGTATCCCGCGCGTCATGGCGGAGGAGGGCTCCTTCACGCCGGCCGGCAAGAAGGCCCTGGAGTCGACCGACATCCTGGCCGTCGTCGAGCTGGTCACGGGCAAGAGCCCGAACGAGTCCGTCGGCGAGCTGAAGCCGGCGCAGCTCGTGCAGGAGTTCTTCAACATCCCGACCCGCCTGGAGAACAAGGTCCGCGAGTCGACCGGTGTGTCCGAGCTACAGCGGGGCCTGTTCCCGGACCGCAAGCGTACGGCCACCGAGACCGCGGAGGTCGTCCAGGCCAGCGCCACCCGCGCCAGCGAGAAGCGCATCGCGCTGGAGAGGTTCTGGCTGGGCGTGGCTCAGCGCATCCTCCAGCTCATGATGCAGTTCTACGAGGCCCCGCGCGTTACGCGCCTGGCAGATGAGGTAGGTGACATCCCATGGGACTGGAAGGCCGAGGACATCATCGGCTCGTACAAGCTGCGTGTGAACCTGACGCCGAAGGAGTCCCGTAGCTGGCAGCAGCGCCGTGACGACGCCCTGGCCGTCCTGAACGTGGTTGGCCCCGCGGCCCAGCCGGGCCCCGACGGGTCCTCGCCGGCCGACATGGTCGAGCTGCTCAGGTACGTGCTGGAGGAGATGGGGCTTCCGCGCCGTATCATCCGCCGCATCATGAACCTGCCTGAGGAGCAGCAGCAGCAGGTCATGGCCAACATGCAGAACCAGGCGAGCATGGCCCAGGCCGCGGGCGGCGTATCGCCGAACCCGGCAGGGGTTCCCGGCCCGATGAGCGCCGGCGCGCTGGCAGCCGCCACGAACCAGGGCACGCTCCCACCGGAGGTCCTGGCAGCCGCAGGAGGGGCCAGCCCGACTGGTCCTGAGGCGGTAGAGGCCATCAGCGAGAGCAGGGGCGTAACAGGCTTCTAGCTGCACAAACAGCTAGGGGGTTGACAGAGTGCGCTACATAGTGAGGGGCTCTATGCGCTCTTGCGCGGACTCGGCTGCTCCGCATCCGTGAAAGCAGCCCACTCAGGTCCTTGGCGTAACGGTAGCGTGACCGGCTCCAACCCGGTCGGCGAGGGTTCGAATCCTTCAGGGCCTGCTCTTAGCGGGACAATGCTCTACGTACCAGGCCCGCCGGGGGCCCAAACCCCGGCTCGATGCGGTGTCGTTCAACGGCAGGACGGCCGGTTGTTACCCGGTTGATGGTGGTTCGAATCCACCCGTCGCAGCTCTACTCCCCTACTCTAACGGTAGGAGACCGGGCTCTGAACCCGGTAGTCGAGGTTCGAATCCTTGGGGGAGTGCCACGCGGGCATAGCTCTGGTGAGCTGACTGGTCTCATAATCCAGGTGGCTGAGTTCGATTCTCAGGTCCGCGACCATGGTGGGCGAGTTGACTGCTGGTTGGTCAAGTCAGGTTGTGACCCTGGTGCGCTCGTCGCTACGCGGGTTCGATTCCCGTCGTTCACCCTTTGCAGCACCTGCCCGTACAGCACGTCTACCGCGCCCGAGGCCCCATGAGGGTACAGCCGCAAGGAGAAGCGCATGGGAAAGGCAGCACTCGACACGGCTGTAGCTGAGGCCGTGACCGGGGCACAGGCAAGCCTGGGCCTCACCGCACCACCGGAAGTTGTCGTTCCGGCCAAGGACACGGCACAGCCGCCGGCAGACCCGGCGCCCGAGGCCAAGCCCGAGCCCGTAGCGACTCCGCCCGTCAAGGCCGAAGTCGACACCCCAGCTCCTGACCCGCGGGGCACCGCGCCCACGGAGTACATGGGGGCAGACCTCTCGAAGCTCCCTGACGATGCTGCACGTTGGACGTTCATCGACGCGCAGAAGGAGAGCGAGAAGAAGTTCGGACAGCTCCTGCGGGAGAACGCCGAGCTGAAGAAGCAGGCCACCGAGCCTGCTGCGCCGGCAGCGCCGGCGCCAGCCCCGGCCACTCCAGCGGAGCCGGTCGCCGAGCAGCTCTCTGACGAAGACATCGCGACTGCCCTGGGCATCAACCTGGAGGAGAGCAGCGACCCCGCGCTTGCGGCCATCACGGTCCGTATGGCGCGCGCGTTCGGTGACATCTCCGCCAAGCTAGATGCGCTGGCCGAGTCGAGCACCGAGTCTAGCGTGCGTGGCACGTTCGACAAGGACCTCGCCGGCATCCAGACCAGGTTCGGCGCGCTGCCGGAGGACATCGCAGGTGAGGACCTGTACGCCTGGGCACGTAGCCAGGGCATCCAGGACGCCGAGACCGCCTACTGGCGGGCGATGGGCCCGGTACGTGCAGAGGCCGCGAAGGCGCTCTCAGAGCGTCTCCAGTCAGAGAAGCGCGACGCGAAGAAGGACGCGACCACTCCTCGTCCTACAACGACGAGCGATGTGGCCGAGCCCGGCCTGAAGTCCAAGAACGTCAAGGACGCCGTGAAGGAAGCGGCGCTCGGGACGATGAAGGAACTCGGCATCCGGTTCCGCGACGAGTAGTTCTACCATAGGGGCTTGAGACCAGCGGCCGGTTAGGCCGCGTGGAGAGCCTTTCATGGCTGACACCACCGCAGCGGCACAGCTCGATGAGCTGATTGCCACCACGTTCGACAAGGTGCGCCCGGTGCTCGCCGACCAGATTACGGTCGACCTGCCCCTGCTCGCGTACCTCCGCCTCAAGGGTCGTGTGACCGAGGACGGTGGCCTGACGATTCGTCGTCCAGTCCTGTTCGCGTTCAACGACACCGTCGGCTCGTACTCTGGCTACGACCTGCTGGACACCACGCCACAGGACGGCTTCGGCTACGCCGAGTACGACTGGAAGCAGTACGCTGGTACGGTGACCATCTCTGGTCGTGACCTGCGCCTCAACGCTGGGTCGAGCCGTATCATCAACCTGCTCCAGGCCAAGGTCGAGCAGCTCCGCGTGTCCATCGAGGACGACATGAACGCGATGCTGTTCTCGGACGTCACGACCGAGGGTAACTCGGGCAAGGACTTCCTGAGCATCCCGTCCATCGTCGGTGACGGCATCACGACCGGCGCCACCGGCAAGACCACGCTCGGCGGAATCGACAACGACTCCGACGGCCAGTCTTGGTGGAGGAGCAAGGTCAAGGACGGTCTGGACCTGACGACCATCTCCGGCGTGCGCAGCCTGAACAACCTGCGTAACACGCTGAAGCTGGCGAAGTCCAAGCCCGACCTGCACGTGACCGACCAGGACGCCTTCGAGGCGTACGAGGACCTGGCACTGAGCACCCTGCGCTACCAGAGCACGGCGATGGCGGACCTCGGGTTCGACACCATCGCGTTCCGCGGCGGCGAGGTCGTGTTCGACGGCGACTGCCCGGCGGACGAGTGGTACATGCTGAACTCGGCGTACATCGAGTTCGTCACGCACCGCGACGCCTGGGGCCTGATGGGCGACTTCAAGGAGCCTATCAACCAGGACGCCAAGACCGCGAAGATGCTGTTCATGGGCGAGCTGCTGACGGATGTCCGTCGTGCCCACGGCCGCATCATCAACGTGGTCTCCGCCTAACGAGTAAGGACGGAGGGG